GTCAGCAATAATATGCGTTGCATATATCATCACACTGTATCATGATACAGTAACAGGATCCCGACTTTACATGCTTGGTAATGCTTTGGCAATACCATACATGGTAAAACATAAATGTTGGGACATTGTGATACTGTTGATTTTCTTTCTCATTGTTGGAATCCCCAAAGCATTATCCTACGCATGAAATTGACTAACATGGACGATGATTTTAACATCGATGAGTACCTGATGATGGCACTCGAAGAGAAAGCTGCGGAACTTGAGATCACAGTTGACTATTACATGGAGGAATTTCTATGAAAGTTTCCGTAAGAGATCTGATGAGTTGTCCCGAATGCGGAACTAATTGGGTATCTTCCGTGATACCTAAGGAGAGAAGAGAATATTATACGTTCCCTTACTTCTATTCCCGCATCAATGGGTGCTATGACATTCATTCTGATCGTGTGGAATACTATCAGTGTCCAGATTGTAAAACAGAATTCCCTCGGTTTGGTTCTGATGTGAAGACATACGAGGTTGACAGATCGAAATATCCTACATAGAATGACATTGTTCACCATTTAACAAACATGGCAGCTAACATCGAACAAGCAAATGCTCTCATTGCTGAACTCAAGCAACTTGTAGATCATTTGAGAGAGGAAAATCAATTTCTCCGTGCGGAACTTGATGAACTCAAATTTGAATTGTCCTGTGAATTTAACAAAGAGTATGATTGCTGATCTCGTTATCGATTTTGATTTTCATCTTGATCATGGTAAAGTGTGGTTAGTTGAACTCCAACTACCGATTCTAGATGCTCCAGATGATGTCCCGTCCCATCTTGATGCTGATGTCTATGTTGTCGCAAACAACCAAAACCAAGCAAGTTACATCGCCCACTGTATGTACCCAGACGCACTCGGAGCAGCAATTAACGAGCACCCAATTACAAGAGAACAGTATGCTGCCAGAAGGAACCGAAGTATATGTTGATGGTATATTTGGTAGAGTAAGATTTGTTTGCGAACAATACATGACTGTATGTGTTCGTAAGTTTCCTGATGATCCAAGACGAGACGTTTGTATCCTCGTCTATCCAGATCAAACTGATCGCATTGAACTTGTAAACGGTAACCATTCACACGAACGATGACTTATTTTTCTGACTTTGATTTTCATCCCAACTACGACGATCCTATGACCCGTGATCGTATTCTTCGTGATGCAGAGGAAGAATACCTCGAAGACACTCCTGAAAGTGTCCCCTGGGACCTCCTAGAGGACTTCTAGAGGCGCTATACTAACGGAGTGATCGAAAGACACCGAGATAGCAACCTCGTTAAAAGTTCTGATTTTAACATGCACTTTGCAATTCCAAAACAATGAACATTATTCCTTTTTTCACTCCCAACAACGGCACTGTTGCCACCGATTGGAGTGATCTGATGAGCAACAAAGTTTTTCAATCTAATGTTGTTCCTCAGTTTGAGTGTCTTACTTATGTTAAGACCGAAATCGTTAATCTTGATTCCTTGAACGTTCAACAAGAATATAATGAAGCACGTTCGGGTGGTGTTGATGCAAATAACATCAACGGTTTGATCAATGAACTGCGCCGTGGTTATCGAGTTAATCAAGGTGCTCTTATTGTTGTGCGTATTTTTGACAAGCAATTCCTGTGGGATGGATATAATCGTTATACTGCAGCAACTTCTCTTGGTATTACTGATTATCCTGCATATATCTACGACCTGAAGTTTGAATGGTCGAATCGTATTGATGATGCTTATGATATTGTTTCTCTTGGTATGAATAATCATGCCACATCAAAATCTGCAACGATTGCTGATTTCGTGAGTCGTGGTATCAAGTATTGTCGTCGTCATGAGAATTCTCTTTCTAAAGATGAAATTCTTGATTGGATGAGTCATATCAATCATTCTTTTAATGCTAAGCAGGTGGAAACGATCACAAATCGTATCTACGAACAAACCACTGCTGCTAATAATGTAATTCCTTATCCTCATCCGAAGAATGCACGAGCATGGGTAAATGTAAATCTTCAACAAGATCCTTCTGTAAATCCAATTGTGGTTTGCTGTAAGGAAGATACCTACATTGAACGTGCTTATCTTCAAATCATGAAGAACTATATTGGCAATCCTGATGCAGGTATTGATCCAATTGATGTGACTGATTTGCTGCTTTACGCTAAAGGTGCGGAAACTCCTGAAGGTGTAGCAGATCAACGTCAATTTGGTATTCGCTACATCAATGAATTGGATGAACTGTGCATTAACTACGCAATCAAACGTCTTCGTAGTGGCAAAGCTGCTTACATGGTCAAAGGTGCCCTCCCACAAATCAATGGTCTCGAAGCACCAGATGATCTGGTAACTCTCGACTGACAGTAGCACAGAGGGGGGCACAACGCCCCCCTTGACTTTTTCCCCTGCACCTGATAAACTACCTACTCACCACACAATGGAGAAGATTCATGGATGACATGTATTTTGTAATTAATCAAAACGCTCTCGCACTTGATGAATTCGGTTCTGCTATTATCGCTCCTGTTCTTGATAATGGTACTGTCGATTGGGATAGTGCGGATCTCATTGATTGGTTGGATCTTAAACCTGATACCTATCAACTCTATAAAGCAACAGTTGATTTCCTTCAAGAATACCAAAGTGCCATGTACATCAAATGAATAACCTTAAACAACATCTCTCTAAAACTTCCCCATTCGTGGTGGATCACATCAAAAAACTTCTTCATCCTTTCCCAGAAGCATCCCCTGGTACTCATTACTTCAGAGCTACTCCCTCTACTCTCTCTACAAGAGAAATTCAACTCTTCTGGAAGTATCATGGTTTCTTTCAACAAGAATTCGTAAAAGCAATCATTGATTCCCTCCCAGATAATTACAACTTCATCTCCTATGATCATTTAAACAATCTCATCACAGTAGAGGTTACACAATGAACGAACACGACTTACAAAAACAACAAGAGAAAGAATACGAATCTGTCTCTATCCAATCAGATAAAATCCTTCTTCAAGCACAAGATAGATTCCATGAACTCATGCAAGAAGATCGTATGGATGATGCTATTGCCATTGGTGATGAATTCCTTGAATGGATGAGTGGTGATCCTGATGAAGTGTTCTTATACTTCAATGAACATGAACTGAAAGAACTACTCTAATTCGAGAGTTTTCCACAACCTGCGGAATAACTGTGGAAAAACCTGTGGAAAACTCTTAGATTAAAAATACATTAAAAAATATACCTAGTGTGTTCTATTCCTAACATTTAATACCGAGTAAAACAGTGAAAACATACTGAAATGTACGGAGGTGTTGTTGGCTTAGCGCCCCACCACTCGAAAGTCAAGGAGTTTTGTGCCAGATCTCAAAGTGTCACACAGACCCTTGACAAGTCACCGAGACCTATGCTATTCTCCTTATGCCATCGAGTACTGGGAGGGGTCTTGTAGACGCTTCTAGAGGTGTCACAGGGGTCTTGACAAACTGAGTGATCCCTGTTATACTATGTTCATGAGGTTGAGAGATTTCCCAAAATCTCAAAAATCTCAAAATTTGAGAAATTCGAAAATCTCAAAAACTTCAAAATCTCAAAAACTTCAAAAATTACAAAATTCAAAATTATGGAATTTAACAATCTCGACAGTTCGGCAATCACTAACATCAATGTAACGGGTGAAGACGTTAACATTACCTATAAGGGTAGTGGTAAGACGTACCGTTACCTGGATACCACTGGTAATTTTGTTAATCTGCTTCAGAATGTGATCGAAACCAATCAAAGTGTTGGTCGATTCGTGAACAAAGCAGTGCGTGAAGATCAAACTCTTCGTATTGTCACTGTCTGACCACTAAATAACACAAAGCAACCCCAACTAGGAGTAAAACTGAGTTAGAAATGGCAAAAAGCAATCGTAAATATACAGAATCTTTCAAAGATCTGAACCTTGAAGAAGATTACGAGGATTTTGGATACGAAGTCCAGAATCAGAAACGATACTCAACGAGGAGTAAACGTCAAAGTAAATTCAAGGATTACGATGAATACAGTGACTACGAATAAGTAACACTGAGGGGGGCTAAATGCCTCCCTTTTTTTGTATTCGTTTCTAAAGTACTTGAAATATTGCTGCAGTGGTATGACACCTGGACAGTTGCAGAAGTGGCACAGAGGGGCATCCAGGGGGGTCTGAGGGGTGTTATCTTAAGTGAGTCGTCAGGGGATTGACCTTGAACTACTTCAACCAGAACATCATCAGCAATCACGAGCACCGTCTTCAGTTGTTGAATGAGATGGCAGAATTTGCCAACTTCATGATGTCTCTCACCTGCATTGTATCAGACACTGATATGGTGTGGTATGATGAGATGAAGAAATCCAACATTTGTTACGACGTATGACAGTTGACACTCTGGGCTTTGGTGGTGATGCAGTCACCATGCTAGGATTTGTGGGGGTGCTCAGCACCCTCTTTATCCTGATCACAATCTTTCGTTCCTACTTCAACTCACCTCTTCGGAAATGAACCGCAAAGAACTTCAAGATCAACTCATTCAGCAGATGTTGGATGACATGGATCTCAAGACAATGACACAACTGTGTTATGATTATCTTGACGAAGGTTATGATAAGTACAGTGACAACGAACTTAGGAATGAGGTAATTGAGTATTATCCTGAACTTTTAGATAATTGAGAAATCTTGATTTTTTAGATTTCTCAGTTTTTTATTATTTGCAAAACTTGACAAATAATGAATTTTAATATAAAATAGAATTGCAATACATTCATAATTCTTATGTCTCAAACATTAACATTTACAGAATATGTAATACAAGAGCTAAAAGAAGAAGAAGATAATATTGTATATGAATATGATGATTATTCAATGAGTAGTAGTAATGATATAGAATACACTATACAAGAGTGATTCTTTATACCTTCTAGAGTAATCTAGAGGGTATTTTTATTGTTTGTCAAGGGGGTGTGTGCCAGTTGGTCTAGTGTCCACTGCCCCTTGACTTGGTGGGTTGTGGGTGTTATTGTTGCTGTGTGGTTGAGATTCTCCACACTACTCACCACAACCACCAATTTTTTTGATCATGGAACTGACCAAATCTTTCCCCCCTGCTGATGACCTTCTGGTGCAATTGCAGGAAGTTGACTACAAGAAACTGCTGAACGATTACATGGACATTGTTGTTACAATGTGTGCTGTAGTTGCAGCAGTTTGTGTAGTAATCTGGGAGCGACTGCAAACTGTTAAGATTACAACCCCAGATTTCATGACCGAGTATTTCTATTTCAACCTCAACCTTAGGTATGCTGAGGGTGATGAGATTGTCGGTCTGAGTGTTGGTAACCGTTACATCGGTTTGTACACAGGATCCATTGTATGGGGTCTCCTGGATGAACGGGGGGTGCTGATGTGCCAGTGATCCTAGTGGCACACTGAGGCACCACAGGGGGGCATGGTGCCCCCTATACTGAGCAAGTCAACACGACAGAGGCAACCATGCTGCACTTCTCACACGGTAACGCCAAACTCAACAAGCAAACCGTGATCTTTAACCTGCCTGCAGGTAAAACCTGCCCAGGTGCTCTGTTCTGTCTGTCTTTCGCTGTTACTGATGAGAACGGCAAGCGTTCGATTCGTGATGGTGAGCACACCCAATTCCGTTGTTTCGCTGCATCGTCTGAGGTGCAATACGATGGCGTCTATCACAATCGGGCAAACAACCTCCAGGAGATCATTAAAGCTCTCAGGGAAGGGAATTGTGCTGACCTTATCAACGAAGCGTTGCAGAAAGCACGCAAGAAGAACACCAAACTGGTTCGCATTCACGAGAGTGGTGATTTCTTCAATGCTGCCTATTTGCAAGCGTGGGTTATGGTTGCTCAGGCAAACCCTGATCTTAAGTTCTACTGCTACTCGAAAAACCTCCCACTGTTCATGGGGTTGAAACTGCCAGAGAACTTCTACCTTACTGCATCCTATGGCGGGAAGTTCGACTACCTGATCGATGAAGGGTTCTTCCCTCGCTACAGCAAGGTGTTCATGTCTGAGGATGACGCAATCGCTGCAGGTCTTAAGGTAGATTCTCAGGATCGCTCATGCTTCGAGGAAGGTCCTTTCGCTCTCCTGGTGCATGGCACCCAACCCGCTGGCAGTGAGTGGGGCAAGGCAGCAAGGGCGAATCGTAAGGTGCAGAAGGCAAAGGTCAAGCAACCTGTGACAGTGTGACAGGTGGCACACAGGGGGCAGCAATGCCCCCACCCCACCCCCTATACTGAGCAAGTCAACCACAGACACCCCATGACCTACGCCTTCACCGACACCGTGCAAATCGACGAGACCTGGGAGATCCCCACCGATCTCAACACCGAACTGGGCAAGATCGAGGATCTCATGGATCAAACCCACCCCTACCTGTTCCACTACAGTTTCCTCAGCGATGGTTCTTGTGAGTGGGCAGAAGAGATCGCTGTAGAGGGTATCCTCAGTCAGCGACCCTATGAAGAGATCGTAAAGGCGATCTTCGACGGTTACGATCCCACCCCCGACATCATGCCCATCGGGGAGATGTTCTGAAATATTACGGGGGCACCCACAGCGGTGCCCCTCCCCATGCTACACTGATCAAGTCAACCACAGAGACCCATGAGCACCACCACCCGCCACCGTGTGATCGCCTCGCTGTGTGCCATGTTCGATGCCTACCACGGCAACGACACTACCCCCCAGTGGTTGCTGGATCTGCACACCAGCAGCGACGACACCACCCTGCTGGCTCGCCTTGCCAACTGGCACCACAACTGCCCCGAGCAGTGGCAGCAGCACGGTCTGTATGTGATGTGAGGGCACCTGCCCATGCTACACTGAACCACAACCACACCGACACCATGAACACCGCTGATCGTCTGTCTGCTGCCATCATGGGCGCTGCTGCCCTTGTCGTTCTCATCGGTCTCCCTGTGTTCTCTTGCATCAGGGATGCTAAGGGTCTCACCAGCAGTGCCCCCCTGTGCCACTCCGAGGAGCGTCTGAGCGACTGCCTGCCTCCCCTGCCTCCCCTGGTATAATTTCAGAGTCAACCACAGACACCCCACCCATGTTCAAGACCGCTGCCCTTCTGGTCCTTGGTGCTGCCTTCTACGCCCCCATCATGAGCGTGAGCAGTGCTGCCATCGGGTTCGCTGCTGACACTGTGCAGGCAGTCAACACCGCCACCGAGCGCCGCTGTGACACCTACAATTCTGTCCTGCCTGGTGCTTGCCAGATGCCCTGAGAGGGTCTATACTGATCAAGTCAACCACAGACACCCCATGAGCAAGCAACTCGACCTCGCCGCCATCATGGCAACCTACACCGCTCAGCACAACGAGATGATGGCACGATCTGCCGCCAACCGTAAGGCATTCGCTGAGGGTCGTCCCTTCCCCTTCCCTGCTGCTCCTACCACCACCTGGAACATCAGCGACAGGCACTGATCCTACAGGGGGCAACCGCCCCCCTTTTTCGTGCTATGATTCGGGAAACCAAGAGAGGGGCGGGGTAGCCCTGATGACGCCAACGGTCGCCACCGCCCCAGCCAACCCATAGGCAGCAGCAATGGGCTCTACCCCCAATCTAGCACGGCGAGCGCCCCCACCCGAAACCGTGTGCCACTTCGGGAACTGGCAGCAGACCCTCGACAGCGACCCCCGATGCTGTAGGATACGTTCAAGCGAGGGGGAGATCCCCAACCACCCCCCGCCCCGAGAGACCGATGCTTCCCATCATCCCCTCCACCCGCTTCGCCGCCTTCATCGGTGACGCCGAGCGTGTCGCCCACCTGCTGATCGAGCGCCCCCGTGTGATCGGCGGGCACCGTGCCACCCTCCTGCTCAATCTCGCCCAGACCGACCGCATGGGTCGCCGTGCCCTTCAGCAGTGTGCCATGGCAGCGAACCGCCACCGTGTGATCCACAACGACGGCACCATCACCCAGACCGATCGGGTGTTCTCCAAGGCATCCACCAAGCGCCTCGCCATGTGGGCACAGGGTCGCAACTCCGCCGTCTGATGTGGTAGGATAGCGAGCAACGGGGGGCACCACCCCCCACCAACCCCAATTCTCTTCACAAACCCATGCCTTCCTTCGTTATCAACAAAGCCCCGATTTTTCGGAATTTCACTGTTGACGAATCTAGCGCAATTCACAACATCGAGATTGATGGAAATTTCGTAGAAATCGTGTTTCAGAGCAACACTGAAAAAGCGTATCTTTTCCAGGGTTCGGTTGCATTCATCCCCCACATTTCTGCCATCATTCAGTCACCCGATCTCGGCGGTTATTCCCTCGGTTCGGTGATAGCGAAGGCACGCAAGAATGGCGACCTTCAGCAGATCGAAATCACGGAGGATTGACCCACAGTTAGATATACCCACAGGGGGGGCAGATTCGCCCCCTTTTTTATTTTGTCTTTTTTTCAGTTAGTTATACATTCTGCGAAATCTTCAATTCTATTATTATTTCAAAAAACATGAAATTACAAATAATTAGAATTATCGAGAATTTAGAATTACACAGTAATTAGAATTATCGAGAATTTACGATTACACAGTAATTACAATTATTTTGCATTTACGATTGCACGTTAATTCTAATTAACAGCTAATCGTATGTGTGAGTATAAAGAATAGACAGTTAATCGTGATTGCGGGTTAATTATTATTAGCGTTTAGCGATTTCAAAAAACGCAAACTACCCTAACCTACAAACGTTTCCCAGCGCCCGATAAATATTAAAAGGAAATTCGAAATTCAAAACCTCGAATTCCAAAAAAAATTTCCCAGAAAATTTTTCACCAAAAAAGTCGAGCCATGAAAGATTACGATGAATATCTGAATAAGCAAGCAGAGATATTGAATGAATTCGATAATTTCTGTGATCAATTTGAAAGACGTGCTTCAGAATCCTTTATAAATCCAAAAGAGAGCGATGATAGATTCAAAATTCTTAACGACCGAGCAGAAGATGGAATTATACCTCCGTCCATTATTAGAGAGGATAGAGGAATTAGAGAAAGCAGTGCGAATGTTACAGAGTCCGAAATTAATGTACCGTCGTCCTGGATCGGAGAATTACGAGAAGGTGACAGATTATCTTGATGATGTAGAGAAGAGGTTACAGAAGATCGAGGAGGGGTAGTAAGATGCCAGCAGTTGCGAGAGTAGGTGATCTTATTAGTACAGGGCATGGGTGTGATGCTAGTGCGCCCATAGCGGGTCCTGGAGCGAGTACAGTATTTGTGAATGCGATACCAGTAGCGATAAATGGTTCACCGATAGGACCACACACGATTACGAATCCTGCATCGCCTCCAACACCACCATGTATTCCACATCCAGGGCAAGTGGTTAATACTGCGAGTAAGACAGTATATGCGAATGCTATAGGTATTGCGAGGAATTTAGATTCAGCGGATGCTGGGGCAATTACACAGGGATCACCGAATGTTTTTGCAAATTAACAGAAGATGTGTTATAATAGGGTAGTCGTTCAAAGATAACTTATGGCAAAGCGTCCTTCACTTACAAACAAAGATATTATTGAATCGCATCCCAAGTCAACAAGACAGGGAATGGGGAAACATACTAAATATGCAAGTACCAGTAGAAACAAAGCGAGGAAGCGTTATCGTGGCCAAGGCAAGTAAAAAGACAGCAAAGAATACTGAAGAAGTAAAAGCACCTGTACAGGGCAAAGTATTTGGTTATGTTGTTGGAAAACCTGCAAGTCAGCAAGAACATCCAGATAAAAAATGATAGATAAAGTAACTTAATTTTAGCGATCTGTGTCCATATTATATGGATATGGGTCGCTATTTTTATTTTGAGGGATAGCAACCCCTTAAAAAGTTCTGTTCAACCTATATGGAGAAAACAGATGGCAATTTCAAAAGTAGATAAGAGTGATGAGTTTAAAAAATCGGGGATGACTCTGATATCAGAAACTTCAAGTGATTACTTACTTAAGAAATCAAGAAAAGCAAAATATGCAATACCTGAGGATCGTTTATCAAGACCATGTGGTGGGGTCAACGGTTTTGATGATTTTGTAGAAAGGTTTGAAGAATAGGGCATAAATAACAATAAAAATTGTAAAACGTGCCAAACTTTAAGCCATTTAAAGATCTTAGTATTACATTCAAACCTCATCCAATTACGGGGGATTTGATTGTAACTAAAGACAAGGCAGCAATTAAACAATCAATTGTTAATTTATTGCTTACTGTAAAAGGAGAGAGACCCTTTAACTCTGAGTTAGGGTCTTCTCTCAACAGATTATTATTTGAACCGTTGGATTTTGCGATTGGAAGTTTAATTGATTCTGAAATTAGAGCGGTACTAACAAAATATGAACCAAGAATTGCAGTTCGAAATGTTGTTGTTGGGTTAAATTTTGAAAATAATGGATTTGATGTTGAACTTGAATTTGAAATTATTGGTAGAGAAGATGTTTTACCTCAGACGATCAACTTTTTCTTAGAGAGAAATCAGTAAATGCAGTACATTCAGGTTAATAATCTAAATTTTCAAGAAATAAAAACTTCTCTGAAAGAATATCTCAGAGCACAGACGGATTTTACTGATTTTGACTTCGAAGGTTCTGTTTGGAGTAATTTATTAGATGTTTTAGCGTATAATACTTATTATACAGCATTCAATACCAACATGGTAGTGAATGAGTTATTTTTAAATTCAGCAACTCTTCGTGATAATGTAATTGCAATTGCGAAGCAATTAGGATATTTCCCAAAATCAGCTGTTGCTCCACAATCAGTTGTATCATTTGATGTTACATTCAACAGCACAAGTCCTGCGAATATCATTTTAAAGCGTGGTACGGGTCTTATAACGTCATTTGATGATAGTTTATACAAGTATGTCGTTGTTGATGATATAAAAGTACCTGTAATCAATAATACGGCATCATTTTCAAACATTTCTGTTTACGAAGGAAATATAATCACCGATTCGTATACAGTCAACAATGGATTATCTTCGCAGCGATTTATTTTAAGAAATCCAGGAACAGATGTAAGTAGTATTCGAGTCAAGGTTTATCCATTTGAGGGAGCAACATTTTTTGAGTATTATGATCAAGTAACAAATATTTTAGATGTTAATTCTACCTCAAAGGTATTTTATGTTGAGGAAATTGAAGATGAACAATATGAAATGTTCTTTGGGGATGGTGTATTAGGAAGAAAACTACAAAATAACGAATTTATTGAAATTTCGTATCTTGTTACATCAGGTGATACGACTAATGGAGCGCGTTTATTCACGTTTAGTGGCGTTTTAAGCGATGAACAGGGTAATGTAGGATATCAAGTATCGGTAGGACAAATTACAACCAATTCAGTCGCTTCTGGCGGGGCATTAATTGAATCTGTAGAGAAAATTAAATTCAATGCTCCCAAGCAATTCTCTACACAGAATAGAGCTGTAACATCTGCTGATTATGCTGCTATTGTAAGAAAGATCTATCCCGCAGTTTCAGATATTATTGTATATGGTGGTGAAGATGAGCAACCACCAGAATATGGTAAAGTGAAGATCGTAATCAAACCAGAAAGTGGTTCATCTCTATCTGGATTCACAAAAAGTCAAATTCTATCAGAATTAAAGCAGTTCTGTGTTGCATCTGTTACTCCAGAAATTAAAGATCCTTCGGTAGTTTACATCGAATTGACCAGTAATGTTTTCTATGATACCAAAAAAACCAATCAATTCTCGCAGGAAATAAGATCAAAGGTTATTTCTGCTGTTGATAACTACACTAAGTTATCGGGAACAGAAAAATTCAACGGTAAATTTAGATTCAGTAAGTATAGTGCTGTTATTGATGAAGCTGATGTTTCTATAAATTCAAACACGACTACTTTAGAATTAAGGAAGGATTTTTATCCAATATTAAATTCTTCAACATATTACGAGCTTTGCTTCTTGAATCCATTTAAAACAAATTGTGATTTTATTACTCTGAAGAGTACAGGATTTATAACATCAGAAAATCCAACCTACGTCTCATATTTGGAAGATAGGGATGGGACAATTGTGATATATAGAATAGATCCTATTACAGGTGATAAAATAGTTCTTAATAATGATATTGGAACTATAGATTATGCAAAAGGTGAGATAATGTTAAACGATTTGACGATTATCAAAGGTAGTTTTTTTGATAATAGAATTGAAATAAGAGTGACTCCAGCAAATAATGATATTTTTGCTCTTAGAGAAATGTTTTTAGATGTAGATATTTCAAACAGTAAATTTACGGTATACGCAGAGTAATATAAATGGATGTAAGAAATAATCAAATTTCTACCTTAGTAGAAGATCAGTTACCTGGATTTATTGTTTCTGAGTATGAAAATTTATCAAAGGTACTTACATCTTACTATGAGCAGCAAGAGATTCAAGGCAATCCTTTAGATATAATTAATAATATCTTACTATACAAAGATATTAATTTTTATGATCAGAACATTCTGAAGGAAAGCACTGTTCTGTCATCTAATATAACTTCTTCTGTTAATGTTATTGAAGTAGCAGATGCTTCATCATTTCCAGAAAATGGTGGTTATATCAAAATAGGAGATGAAATTTGTTTTTATAAAAGTAGAAACAATAATACATTTTTTGATGTTACTAGAGGTGTTAGTGGTAACACAAAACTTGGTGATTTGTACTATGAAACAAATTACGTTTCAACAAATTCAGAATCACATTTACTTGGTGATGTAGTTTATAATGTAAGTAATTTATTTTTATATGCATTTGTAAAATCATTTGAAGATCAGTATTTAAATAGTTTCCCAAGTGATTATCTAAAAAACTCTGTAGATAAGAGATTTTTAATCAAAAACATTAGTAATTTTTATAGAGCGAAGGGAACAGATAAATCTATAAAATTTATTTTTAATTCTATTGTATCAAAATCAATAGATGACGTACCAGAAACTTATAATCCAAAGGATTATACATTAAAATCCTCCTCTTCAACATGGATTTCTGATTTTGTACTGCGAGTAAAAGTATTGTCTGGTAATCCAGAATCTTTGATT